CACTGGCTGGCCAGTTGGCTTCTATATTCCGCAACGACCTCAAAAACGATGGCATAAACACCCATGAGGACAAGAAAAAGGAAGTCCTGGGTATGATTGCTTCTGCTATTGTTGACGGGATGAACGACGAGGATAGAAATTCCATGATTGAGTATCTTAGTGATAAATTAAACGGTAGTGGCGAAAGTGACGGTGATGAAGGCAACGATAATAACCAAGATGACGGCATGAATGGTAATATGAATTCAATGGAAGGTGGTAACCAGGGCATGATGGGCGGTGACCAGAATACAATGCCTGCAGCCGACCAAGGAATGGGTGAAGACCCTTCAATGCAGCAAATGATGGAATCAAAAGTCAACGAGGTTGTCAATGAAATTATCGGCGACTTGATGAAAACAAACAAAAAGAAGGTGTCATCCAAAATCGACCATGAAGGGGAACAGGGATATAAAGGGAAACCTTATAAAGCGAAAAAATAAACAATTAAAGCCTCTTTAAAACAGAGGCTTTTTTATTTTTTTATAAATCGAATATATTTATATTAAAAGCTTTTTATTATGAGAAACATTAAGATAAACGAAAAACAGGATAAAGAGATTAGAAAGATAATCAAAGAAAATATGTTAAACACCAACACCGCACTTGATGGAGGCGTTAAAACTTCAGATGGCGGGTCTGCAAAAATAGATTATACTTCAGGAAACCAGAACGATTCGCCACAAACACAATTGACCAAAGCAGCCAATGTACAGGATAAAATGAAAGTGAATGGTGTAAACACCCCAGTTGAAACTGAATTAAATGTTGGTGGTACTGATAGAAGTGTTACTGTTGGTGACAAAGTCACTGAAAACAAATGTGAATCAATTATCATATCAAAGAAACAGTTGGATGAAATCCGATTGAAAAAATTGAAAGACAATTCAGAGGTAGTTAAAATTAAAAATTTCTTGAAGTAAATGAAATTACCAGATTTTTTGATAAACGCTATTAAAAACAACACCACGTCATTGGGTGACCATCCTGCTTTTCCGCCAGAGGAGGAGGATACTTTTGTTGGGTTTATTTTAAAAAAATATTACAACGTTATAATGAAGGAATTTGAGGGGCAGGAATTGAGTGTCAAGGAAATAGCGAAAAAACTCAATGAACTGGTCACTGAATGTAAAAAAGAGGAAAGTGGCAGCAAGGAGGCACTTGAGAAGTTGTGTGCTGATGTATGTTCCACTATTTTCGATATACCAGAGGACACAATCAATATAGAATCTAAATTGGTTGATGAGTGTGATATGTCCAAATACAGAATGACACCAGAACCAACCAAGGATTTCACATTCAATGATATTGATGAAATGAAATATCTCAATGATGAAATATACAAAAGAAGAATGGTAAATGCCCTAATCAGCGGCGCAGCATTGTATTACGGAACAAACATTGGATATTACATCAGGGAGATTTATAACATAAATCCAAAGTTAATCACTTTATACACCGAGATTACAAAATATAACCTGGCATTGTTGTATAACCAGCCAGATACAGTAAAAAATATTGAAAGGACAAAAAGCGGAAAGGTTGATGTGTTTATTGGAAACGAGAGTGAAAGGGTCAACATAAAGGCTGAGGGGGTTATTTTCCCAGTGCTTCTTGAACAAACAATACGTGGCTTATTGGAAACCGCAGCGCAGCAAGGGTTACCTGGCAATGAAGACATGAGAAATTATATTATATCGAAAGCAGATTACCGTTTGGCTGAAAACTGGGACATGCGCCTTGGATTGCCGTTATGGTCCATATTAATGCAAAACATTGATAAATGTGGGATGGAGATTGATGAGGTTGGTTCAAATTTCATTTTAATGGAATTGTCGAAACTTAAGCCAGAAGTCTTCAACACCTATTTACAAAACATATTTAAATTCACCAAAAAAGGTTTGTCAATGACAAAGGAACTCATTGATACTATTGAATATAACAAGGAACTTGACGACTTTGACAATTTCGTGCAAGTACAGAATTCAAAATACTCAATCAACGACAACGCCGAATATACCAGGGACGAACTTTTGAAAGAAATTGAAGAGAATTAAGAACTTTTGCCAAAAGTGTGATATTTATATAAATTTTCAAAAGTTTAATAATTAATTAAATAAAATTTTATGGCGTTTAATTTTAAGGAAGAATATGTAAAATGTTACAACGATAAAACAAGAAAATATTTTATCGAGCATTATTTGTCGACTTTCAGTGCAGACGAGGGACATGAGATTCCATTCAAAGTGTTCCCAAGACAATATGAATTCTTAAAGAGTATTTGTGAAAACGACAACACAATTGCAATTAAACACCGTCAGGCTGGTATCACCACAGTATCCGCAGCCTGGGCTACCGCACAATGTGTTTTTGCCAAAAAAGACGCCCCAGAAACAATTTTGTGTATCGGTAACAAACTTGACATTTCTGAACAGTTGTTGGAAAAACTATCCTATTTTATAGGGCAGGTTCCAAGATGGATGTGGGGTAGTGATTTCTATTCACCTGACCCAAACAGTGAAAAAAACACCAAGTCAATTTTCAAAACCAGGAATAAAGACAAAATTGAGTTATTCAACGGATGTAAAGTATATGCCCGTTCATCTGGCCCAAATGCGGCTCGTGGTATCTCGGCTGTTTCCATTCTTATATTCGACGAGGCGGCGTTTATTGAAAACGGCCCCGCTGTTTATTCACAGGCTGTTGCTGCTACCGCTTCTGTTAAACACGCTAAAATCATTATGGTTTCAACTCCTAACGGTAAAGACCAGCTTTACTATAGAACTTATGAACAAGCTTTGACTCACAAAAACAATTATAACGCAGTTGAGTTCAAATGGTTCCAGGATTTGCGCTACCAAAGGAATCTCAAATGGTCGCGTAAAAACGAAAAAACAGGTGAAATTGAATGGGATATTGACCCAGTCATTGGTCCTAATGGTGAAATTCCGTATAACGAGGAGAGATGGCGCCGACTTGAACGAGAAGGGTGGTTACCAGAAAGTCCGTGGTATGTCAAAATGTGCAAATCATTCAACAATGACGAACAGAAAATCGCACAGGAGTTGGACGTATCGTTCCTTGGTTCATCGGACAACGTCATTCCAGTCAATGTCATTGAAGCCCATTTAAAACAAAATGTGGTTGATATTACCAAAATCGACAACTGGGAATTATGGGACCCGTTTGTCAAGGAAACTTGGATTTGGAAGGACCCGATACCAGGCCACAGGTATGTATGTGCGATTGATGCCAGTTCGGGAAGCGCAGAAGACCGCACCGCAATAGAAATTATCGATGTTGATGCCATAGATGAAGAAACAGGTATGCCGTATTTCGACCAAGTTTTGGAATACTACGGTAAACGTACTGGTGATGAAATCGGAGAAATGGTGTATAACTATGCCACGGCGTTTAATAATGCACTGGTTGTAGTTGAGTGTATAGGTGGTTATGGTGATGCTATTATTTTGACTTTAATGGCTAAAAAGTATAAAAACATTTATTACGATGACCCAGGATTGAAAACATATACAGTTGAAAAGGCTTATTCAACATTTAACCTTAAACCTGGTGACAAACTTCCTGGCTTCAGAACCAATGCTGTCCGTGTACAAATGATTGGTAACTTTGTTGCAATGCTTAAAGAAAACGCTTTCAGAGTTAGAAGTACAAGAGTTATCACGGAAATGGATACCTGGATTTGGAAGAACGGTAGGCCAGACCATATGGACGGCTGCCACGACGATAGTTTGACCTGTCTTGCCATGGCGCTGTTTGTCATTCAGTTCTATGTCATAAAAACCGATAAGGACAAAGCTTTAAGTAAACAAATATTGAAATCATTCAGAGTCAATAATATGGCTAAAGACAACCAGCCAGTTTTAATTGAAAACAACACCCCGATATCAAAAACAAGGCCGTTGCCATTCTATTCAAACAGAAATATAGAGAAGCAAAGACAGAAACAGATGGTGGCCATGATGATGTTGGCTGGCTTTAGAAAAAAGAATTGATTATTAGTTTTAAAACTATTATATTTATATTATATAATATAATATTAAAATGCCAACAGTATTTCAAAGATTAAATAAAGCATTTGGTGGTAATACAATGGTTCCGACCCCAACGTCAACCAATTACACCAGGAATGTACATAATTATAGCGGGCTTGGTAGTAACGATGTAATATATGCAACCAGGTCAAAAGATGACTATACCCAGAAATTGGCTCAGTTAAGGCAACAAAGGTTATTGGCAAAACAGTGGAAAAGAGCTCAATACGAGACTCAAAACAATGCTTTAGCCAATATGACCGAGGTGCAGATGATGTATCGTGAGGCTGATATGATGGATTTATTCCCAGAAATCGGTGCAGCACTTGACATCTACATGGAAGAGGCGACATATGTTCCGAAAAACGGAAAAATGATTAATGTTACGTCCAAATCAGAACGTATCAAATCAATACTTGAAGACCTTATTTATAACAGATTGTCGGCTGATATCATATTCCCGATGATTACCAGGAGCACAGTGAAATACGGTAACACTTTCATGCTTCTTAATGTAACAGAGGACAATGGTGTTATTGGATGGAAACAGCTTCCTGTATATGAAATGCAACGTTTC